TGTTGAATGTTTGCAAGTTTATTTACGATTTGTACTTGCTCGTTTGACATTTGTTCTTTTTTATATTCTTTGCCGTCAATAGTTATATCTGACATTACCACTCCTTAGTTTTGGATATTGTTTCTGGGTTTTTCTGTTTATCAATTTGTGAAGATAAATTAGATTGCATATCTGCTTCTGAAGTATCTTGGTTTTCCAAAACACAATTAATACAATGCTCCTTATTCATAGCATCAAAGTTCATACCTTCTGAACCAGCACAAGAGCCATACATAGATGCAGAATGTTCTCCATCTACTGCTGTATATCTCCAATGTATTGTTTTTACCTTATTATCTGAATTCACTTCAAAGTTTGGGAAAGACCATTCGTATGTTATTGCCATTATTTATTCTCCAATGCTGTTATTCTAGCTTCTAATTCTTGAATTGTTTTAACCAGTAAAGGTACTAATTTAGATTGGTCAATACCTTGATAAACAGGAACTACTTTTGTAGCTTCCCATGTACTATCTGTTGGATATTTTGTATTACCTTCTTCGTCAGCAATCTTACCAGTTTCCCAATCAGCTTGTTCAATATTTTCTGCAATAACTTGACCATTAGCATTTACTACAACTTTTTCTTTTGTTTCTGTTGCATCTTTAGTTCCATGTATTGCTTCTGGTACAATGTCTTGAACTTCATGTGCTAAAAAACCATCAACTGTTGTATCTGCATCTGCAATAAAATTAAATCTTGCAGGTTTTAATTGTTTTAATCTTGTTGTTGCATCAAAGTTATAAGATACATTTTCTTTTGCTCTATAATCAGATGTAGTATTATAAGCAACACCACTACCACTTTTTGTTATACTTCCAAAAACTGTAGTAACACCAAAATTTGTAAAACTTGCAAAAACAGCACTTCCTGCGCCATTAGAAATTAATAAATTAGAATCAGTAGTGCTCTCTTTTCCACCATGTAATCTAAGCTGACCATTAGTTGTAGTTGTAGTTCCAATTACAACATTCCCAGAACTACCGATACGGATTCGTTCTGTATCGTTAGTTGTTAAAACTAAAGAATTATTACTTCTTGAACCCATATATACAAGGCTATTAGTGTTACTAGCGATTGTTTGAGCAATAACTCCTGTACCAGAAACTAATTCAGCAGCATCACCACTAGCATTTTTTACTTCAAGTGTTTTAAAACCAGAACCAAAATTAGTTGGCGATGCAGTTCCGATACCAACATTCTCATTACTGTCAATAGTAATAGTTGTGCTATCAGCATTGTCATCTATACCAGTTGAAGTGAATGAAGTTAATGTTCCAACTGATGTAATGTTTGGTTGTGATGCTGTTGCTAAAGTTCCTGTAATATTTCCTGATGATTCTATAGTTCCTGTAATATTAATATTACCTGTGCCTGTAATATCGTTTGAGTTTAAATCTAAATTGCCACCAAGTTGTGGAGATGTATCTGTTACAACATCTAAAGCTGAATCTATAAAATTAACTGTGTTTGCTGAAGTATCTATTGTTGCAAATTGAATATCATCTGCACCATCATGTATGTATAAAGTCCAAGTTGATGAAGTTGTGTCTATCCAAAATTGTCCAGCATATTGAGTGCTTGGTGCTGAAGTACCAGAATTGTTTGTTGCGATTGCTGAAAGAACATTATTAATATCTGCTCTTGTTGCTGGAAAGCCTTGATTGGCTATGGAATAATCGTGTTGTGCCATGATGTGTTTTTATCCTATTTATTATTAAATTCAATCATTTTATTATTGCTGACTTCCTATGCCAATAGCTTGAAAGTCAAATTGTCTATTTACAGTATTACCACCACTATCAAAAAATTCAACATTAAAAGAACTTCTGTCTTTAGAGTTTAATTGAAAATAATCTCCAGTATTTAAATCTTGACCAATAATTGTAATTGTTGGAACTTGATAAAAAGCATTATCAAATGTAACAGATTTTCCAGCATTATCAGTACCAGATGCAATATTAGAACCATCTTGAACAACAGTAGGTAAAACAAATTTAAGTGATAAATTATTTATTTTTGGTGTTGCTGATCTATCTGTTGTTGTTAATAATGCTTTAAATTTAACTGCTCTTGCAACATAATCTCCAGCTTTAAAGTTTTGATAACTACCAAAGGTTACATTGTCATCTGATAAAGCTATTTGTAATTGAACATTAGAAGATATTGCCTCATCTACTGCACCATCAAATAAACCTTGTTTTGAATCAAATAATCCACTTTGAGAATCGAAGTTATCTACATAATCTAAATGATCTACATTTAGTTGATTTAATAAAACTTTAAATTTAAATTTATTGCTAAAATCAAAACCTGTATTAAATTCATAACTACCACTTGTTGATACATTACCACCACCAGAATCAAATAATCCAGTAGCATCATCAAAGTCTCCAGTTAAATCATCAAAGTTATTTGAAGTATCTAATACAAGTGCATTATCTACTACCACGCAATCTGTTTTAGTTCCATCAAAAGTAGGTTCTTCTGTTATTGTTTGAACAGCCTTAAATCCCTCAAATACTTGATTTTCAATTACAACTGAACTTGCTGTTGCTGATCTTACACCAAATTTATCTACAGCTTTTATAAAATATTTTCCAGCACCTACAAATGGAGTGACTACAGAAGTTGCTGGTCTTGCAATTCTTGGAACGAGTACAGTTGTATTTGCATAAGTTGTTTCAGATGTATTAGAAGTAAATCTTATTTCATAAAAATCTAAGTCTAAGTTTGTTACAGCATCAAAAGTATGATGAAGTTTATCTCCAACAACATCTATTGAATAATTTTGAACAGTATCAGGTGGGTCAAATGCAGTTATAACTTCGTGTTTTGTAGAAGTAAATGCTGATTTTGCACCCAAACTATTTATTGTTCTAGCCCGAATATCATAAATGACACCCTCTTTAACAGGATATTTTTCTATAATAGTATTAGACCCTCTACGCATTAGTCTATAATTTGTTGCAGTAGATTCTTTGTATTGAACTTCAAATTCATCTGCGAATGAATCTGTGTTTGATAGATTAACAATTAATTTAGATACAACTGAACCATCAAATAATTCTATAACTTCATCTGATACTGAATCAATAGATGGTTTTTGAACAGATGTTGGATTAGGTAAAATAGTATCTGCAATAGTTGGTATAGGATTCTTTTCATTAAATGTATAAAAATTATCTTGGTGTTCAAATAATTGAACATTTACAGTTAAGTCTTCGTTAATTTCTAATCCTAAAACTCTAAAAGGTTTAGCATTAAAGCCACCACTTGGATATGTAATTGCTACTATATCTCCTATTTCTAATTCTAAAAATTCTGATGTTAATGTTAATTGTATTTGTAATTGATTTCTTGATCTTCTTAAAATAACTTCACATAAAGCCTCTGCACCAAATTGATTAGTTACATTAGGAAATTGAAAGTTACCCTCTAATAAAGTTCCGTTATCTTGTGCTAACATTGTTGCGTGTTTAAATTCAGTTGCAACAACAGTATCATCTGCTGGTGGAAAAGATACAGTATCATTCTGCCAATTCTTATCAGGATTAACAAATGTACCAATTACACGATTGTATTTATTATTTTTTCTTTCTCCTAAAACTTTAGCACCACCTACAACATGATCTGCTGTTATTGTTTTAACTGCTGTGCCTGTACCCTCAATTTTAAGTTTATAAACACCATTATTATAAGTAAATAATGATCTCATTGGATTAAGAAGTTTTTTAACATTCTCAATTACTTTTTGGTCAGTATCTATAACTGCATTAGTTTCAAATTGATCAAATGCTGTTCCACCTGTATATGGAGTGATTTGTGTTTCACATTCATCTGCTGAAGTTTTAAAAGATGCAAAGTCAGATTCAAATGCACTATTCGGTAATCCTTTTCCGTATCTATTATTTCTTAAATAGTCTAATAATATTAAAGCAGAGTTTGATGTGTATGCAGTTGTATCAGTTCTTGGGTCATAAACTTTTCTGCCTTTTAAAGTAACTCTTACTTGTGGAATTGAGCTAAATATATCTTGATTCCATTTAAACCTAAAAGCTAAATAACAAACACCTCTTAGTCTATGATTAGATGTCCAATTAGTAGAGTTAGTTAATATTGAAGATGCAACTTGATTATCTGTTCCATAAAATGCTTGTATTTGAATATGTGAACTACTTTTATAAAAATTAGAATCTGAACTATCTACTTCTCTTAATGTTCCATCCGTTAATGCACCATCAAATGTAACTTTTTTATCATCAATGTAAATTTCTTGTATTTCTTCAATCTCTCCTTCGCAAACTACTCCAGCCATATATAAATATTGATTATCGTTACCAGAACTTTCTAAAAATACTCTTGTGATTCCTACTTGTCTTCTTCCATAAATAATAGGTATTTGTGCATTGTTAGATGACTTATTAATTAATACACCTTTTTCTTCTTCAGGTGTTTCAAAATCAGGAATATCAGGTGTTGGTATTAGCCACCCAATAAAACTTGTTACAACATTTACTACTGCTTCTACTACACCACCCATTAGTGAAAACTCCTTTTAAACTTTTGACCAACTCTATAAATATCTTGATCTACTCTTAACCAATTAATAGAATGATCTATCTTTAATTGTTTTCTAAAGTAATTATAAACCCAACGCATCATTTTAAATGTATTTTTAATAGACACAATTTCAATTAACCATAGATTGCTACCAGAGTTCCATTCATTAGGTTTAATCTTACCTGTTTGTTTAAATCTTTTTTCTACTAAGTCATGGATATAAGCCCAATTAACAAAGCCAACTAATTCGTTATTATCATAAAATTTTTTATATTGATTAAGTTTGATTGATGGTTTTAAATAGTTAGTTAGTTCTTTACCTTTATAACGATCAAACTTGTTAAATAGATTAATAACATCTTGCATTATGATCTACCCCATTTAATATCTTGAACTGTTTGTGATGCAAATTCAAAACCTTTATCATTAGCAAAGTGTAATTGTTGTGAGCCTGTGTTTGTTTTTCTACCCTCTATTTTACTAAAATCTGACCAATGAGATGCAACAACAATATTAGCATTAGATTGGTTAATGCTTTCATCAATACTGAAAGATTCTATTCTGCCTTTGAATAAAAGAAATGGGTCAGCAATAACTTGTTCACTACTATCTAAAAAGCCTTTATAAACTTCAGCTTCTTTTTCCATATATTGATTAGACAAAAATAAAGATATGATTGTTTGATCTGCACCAGAGAATGAAAGTGTAATATTAGAAACTTCTACTTCTGAAGATTCTTTAACACTTGTTAATTTAGTAAATAATGATGATGCTGAATATGTATTAGAATCGTAAGTAATATCTTTATAATGGTCGGTAAATCTATAACCTGTATCTACATTAATATAAACGAGATTAATAGGCTGTAAGCTATCTGTTGCAAGTTCATTCTTTACTGCTGTTGTTAGAGTTCTCGTCATATAATTCGTAATTACTTTGAGTTAAGTTTTCAGTACCTTTTACCATAGTAAATTCAAATTTGCTATTAGGTTTCTTGTATTCCTTTAGATCGTTAATTGAAGTATCTATTTGATCTTCATTAACAATAATTTCAGCAATAAAATCGGCAGTTATCTTGTGGGTTATTTTATATTTTTTCATTATAATTGTTCTATTAAATCTATCTGATACTTATAAAGATCGTTAGTTACAATATTATATTCTTGAATATCATTTTTAAGTCTTACAGTAAAATCAACATTATCATAAACTAATGCAACATTATTTGCTACATCTGATCTTAATGGTGGTTCAAATGTAAGTGTGCCAGAGCCTGTACCATCTGCATCTAAATCTTCAACTGCCATATAAACTTTTTCTTGCCCAGAAAATCTAAAATAATCTCCAGCTTTTAATATTCCATTTGTACTTATTGTCATGCCATCTATTGTGCAAGTCGTAGCACCAGAAGATATAGCACCATCAACACTTATAGTTCCTGTAGCAACACCTTGTGCATTTGAAACAACAGGTGGAATAACTGTAAATGTATTTAATCTTGATCTTTGTTTCATAAGAAATGCTTTAATAGGTGCAAAGTTTGATCTAGTCATTGGTGCATAATCCAAAGTAATTGTAAATTTTTGTCCATCAATTTGTCTTGTTTGAACTCTACCAGATGTAGTTACTGAAACTATTGTATTTTGCTCTGAGCCTATTTGAGCATCACTTGCAACGGGAGATGTTGGAAATTGTCCAGCCATATTATACTAATGCCTCTTTACCTTTTTCATTTAATGCTGAATTAACTGCATTAACTATTGTTGCTCTATTATCTAATAATAATTCTTTTACACCTTTTACATCAGTTGCACTAATGTTAAAATTAACTGTTGTTGCACCACCCATACCACCTGTACCTCTTGCAGATTGTGTAATTTGTCCTGTTTGGTTTGGAATAAATAATTCAGGCCCTTGTTCTCCAACTACGATTGGTCTATTTTTTGATACAGCACCACCTTTTGCAAAACCAAAAAAACCACCACCAGAACCACCACCACCACCACCAAGTGCTACTAAGATT